CTGCCACAATATTAAATCCACCACCTACAGCTGCATTCACTTTATACCCCACTATTGAGCCATGCAGTGGACTAGAATAAAAAATTTGATTAATCAGTTCTGGAAATAAATTGTCAGATCCAAATGGGATATATCCATTAGTCTGATTCCTACCATTAACATAGGGTAGTGTAAGATTTGCACCTCCTACTTTTAGGAATGGAGTAGAGAATGACTGATATCCCTCTACTATTTCATGCTTTACTGTTTTAAAAAAATCTTTTAATGCCATAATTACTCATAAATTGATGATACTATTGGTCCACTTACTACCATCCTGCCCTCTTCAATCACTACTCCTGTAGAGTTAGCAATAGTAGGAGGTGTGGTACTTGACTCATAGATGCTATATGTATACTGTCCTTTGACTAGTTCCAAATCTACAGGCTCATCTAGCTCAAACTGATTGAATCGTTCAGGATAAGCTGATAGATCAGCAGTGTAGAATGTAATAGGTGCTGACAGCTTGTCCATTTCATTCTGAAAAACAAATAAATAATAAGGAGTAGGCAGTGTACTTACCTCAGTGAGTGTAAGGATTATCTGATTGACCTCATCTTTTTTAATGTATATCATATAACTATATTATACTAAGGTCAAAAAATGTTTAAAAAAAAAGCTCTACAATATGCAGAGCTTTAATTATTAGGGTGTTAAGGTTATGCTTGAGTAGGATCGGGGAACTCAGCTTGACCTTCAATCTGATTTGCAGTTACCTCATAAGCCAAGTGATCAGCTTCAGCTAAAAGTGTTACAGAATACTTAGATCCATCAGCACGAGCTGTACCTGATCCCTCACCTGTTGCAGTAAGTTGTACATTCTCAAAGTACCAATACTTACCATTTGCATCTAATACAAATACTGCTAAGTACTGCTGACCTGAACCAAGTACATGGATAGCCTCTGACTTATCTTTGTCTCTACGGTTAAACATTAGAGTAATAGTCTGAGTAACTACTGTAGATCCACTTAGTAAATCTTGAGCAGTCTCTTCTGTATAGTTACCTGTATTTCTATTGATTGCATAGACATTAGCATTAGCTGTTAATGTCAATGTAGATACTGTCCAAGCTCCTCCTGCTACTGTAGCAGCAGTTACATTTTCTTGTTGGCAGATCCATACTGTTCTTATTCCTCCCGTATTTGAATCACACGGCTTCTCGATTGAAATTAATGCTTCACAGCTCATTGTATATGTTTTAAGTAAAGGGAGCTTTCACTCCCTTAGATTTATAAATTAGTTAATTAAGATGCAGAGTTGTAAAATACAATCTCATTACCATTAACATGAGTAAATCCTACTTTCATATTAGCACGAGTTCTGATAACAGGCTCAGCAATAGTATCAGCTAAGTTAATGGCTCTTAGTGCTTTACCATCGCCTTCAGCATCAAAAGCATAGATAAAATTTTGGCGAGGTGAAGCCACAATCGTAGATAGACCAAGCATTCCAGGACATAATACCATCTTAATACCTAAGTAAGTAAAGTCTAGAGCTTGAGTTAAGTTAGCTTGAGTGTTAGATGCAGCAACAGCAGCACGATAAGCAGTAGCTACAGGTGAAGATACATAGATTCGTAACTCCTCTTGATTAGCAATTACAGCAGCAGGAATTGCAGCATAAACTAGAGCTAATTTAGCAAGTACATTAGATGGTGTAATAGCTACAGGAGATGTAATTTCAATTACATTAGCTGAATCAGCCTCTAGTGACTTCTTATATCCATCACATAAAGCAAGTGCAGCAGTACCTGAATCAGTATCACCTGACCATCGTAATTTCTCAATGTTCTCAGCGATTGTCTTAGACATCTCATTCCAATAGTAATCCATGAAAGAAGCTACAGAGAAATCACCATTAGATCCTTTAGTCATTTGTAATGATACAAAAGACTGCTCTAATTGGAATTGACAGATCTCAGCCATAGCTGATAATCCACATACATCAATTTCTACAGATGCAAGTTCATCAGTTGAAGAGTTCCATCCACAGTTCTCAGCTTGTAAAACTTGACCAAATACTACATTAGATATTTTAGTCTTATACTTTACTCCTGGTAGTGTACGATAGTTATCTACTACTTCCTCATTCAAATAAGCTCGGCTATAAAATGCCTCACTGTTAGCTTGTAATAATGCAGATGCATCAATGTCCAAGTCAAATCTTAATTTTCTACTCATTTTTTTTGTTTTTTATTTATTAGTTATTGTTTAAAAATTTACTTACCATACTAAATTTATCATGCTGTGATAATTTAGTAGCTTCTACTTCCACTACTTCCTCACCTTCAGACATAACTTCCTCCATGTGATTCCTTAAATCAGCTATCATTGCTATAATAGCATTGATTTGCTCATCAATTACAGGTTGTACTATAGCCAGGATAGCTTCAGCATCAGCAGCAGGATCAATAGCCATCTCTTCTGTGGCAGGTGTCTCTGTAACTACTTCTTCTTCTACTACTGTCTCTAGTGCAATCTCTTCTGTCATTGCTTCTTCTTCAACAACAGGTGCATCTTTTATCTCAGTAACTTCTCCATCTACTACTATGTAGATTTTGCCCTCAATTAGATGTTCTCCATCAGGTAACTTCATATTATATTTATTTAATTGTTTACTTAGTTTTAAGCCTAGAAATCCCTCAATAGAAAATCCTATCTGCTCATTCTTTACTAGCTCATTATAGTAGTCTTTATCAGTTACCTGAGCTGTTACCATTAATGTGCCTTTAGGTACTTCAATACCATAACTTGAGTAGGCTTTATCTTTCTTAGGATCTTCTACTATCCATGCCTCAAGTACATAAGCAGGTACAGTCTTATCAGTATCATGCTCTAGGTTAAAGACATTACGATTAGATAAATCTTTCATGAATTTAGAATGTATGTTTTCTATGGTCTCAACTGAGAACTGTACATAATATTCATCACCATCCTCATCATTCCTATATATCTCCATTGGTATCATGGCAGGAGCTACTACTCTATACTTCAAGTCATCTGAGAAAAACAATTTTTTATGCTCATCAAATGCTAGACCTTTGGTAATAATGGCAGGAGTTGAGGTGAAAGCTATCTGCTCTATCCCTAACTCTTCACCATCTGAATACTCAGGCTCTATAGTAATTTTATAGATTGGTATGTCTTTTGTCATAACTATATTATATTTTTTTTATATTTGTTCAAAAATTAAAAATTATGATAGAATTATTTGGTAAAGAAATCCCATCTAAGATGGATGAATTAACATTAGAGCAGTTCCAAAAGATATCTGCTATCCATAATAATGATGAGTATGATACTCTAGAAAAACACTGTAAAGTCTTTGAGTACTTAGGCATTACAGAGGATGAGATGGATGTAGATTTTGACCTGTTCTTAGCTAATGTTAAAGAGTTTAATAATAATAACTATACTCATAAAGATACAGTAGAAGAGATAGAGCTAGAGGGATATACTTATAAGGCTGAGATGAAGCTCTCAGTGAAAGATAGTAGGATTGTTGAAAAGATTGTTAAGAAAGATAATAAAGAATATATATCAGACATTATGGCTCTAATGTTTAAACGAACTGACTTGACTAATACTGAGCATTATGATCCTGCACATCTTAAGCACAAAAGTAAACTATTCAGTAAACTTAAAGCAGATATATCTATCCCTTACCTTACCTTTGTAACTAACAAAATCACTAGCCATGCACAATCACAAACTACCAAAGCAGTGGAATCAGATATCAGTATCTCAGTTCCTGGAGCTGAGGAGTCTGAGCAGTGAGGATGGAATGTTTAACTATCATATTGATGTACTTTCTGCTTTAACAGATAGCAATATCTCTGACTTTGAGGACCTAGATATAGATGAGCTAGGTAAATTGACTGAGCAGATTAAATGGATACAGTCAGAGCCATCTAGGAGGTATAAGAATAAGATAGATAATTATGTGCTTAAGCCTTATTCTAAACTTACACTAGGTGAGTTTATAGACTTAGAGCATTACTTCTCTAATAACTACTTAGACCACTTCTGCCACATCTTAGCATTGCTGTACAGGAGGACATCTAAGAATATCTATGGTGATGACATTATAGAGCCTTATGACTATAGCCCTAGAGATAGATTAGATTGGTATTTAGATTACCCTATCACTGATGTTTATGGATTGATACCTGAGTATCTAAAGTATAGAGAGAACTTTACTAATACCTACACTAATCTACTATCAGATGTAGTACCTGATGACGAGGTGCTTGAGGATGCTGATGAGATCAAAGAGCAGAAGAGAGAACAGCAGAGGCAAAAGTTTGCATGGGAATCTACTATCATGGCTCTATGTAATGATGACTTAAGTAAGTTCAATAGTATCTTAGAGATGCCTGTAGTGTTAGTCTTTAATATCTTAGGAATGAAAAAAACTTTAGACAGTTAATGGATAGTTAGGAGTAAATCCTGCAGGAGGATCTAA